AATTTATAATTGCACTAGTTCGTATTGTGATAGACTACGCTTTTTTCAAGAGTGTTTCTGGCTATTGCTTTGTGGTAGTGGCACAGGTTTTAGTGTGCAAAAACATCACGTATCTAAACTACCAACACTAGAACACGATCCTGAAACTGGTAAGGCCAGAGTATATAAAGTAGAAGATAGTATTGAAGGCTGGGCTAATAGTCTTGGCGTATTACTAAGTTCGTACTTTAGTAAGCCAGTTGAAGAATTCAAAGATTGGAAAAATACTCATGTTGTGTTTGATTTCTCAGAAATCCGACCAAAGGGAGCATCATTAGCATCCGGTGTTGGTAAGGCTCCCGGATACGAACCATTAGCAAATGGTCTAGAAAAAATCCGAGCACTATTAGATCGTTGCGTAGCCAATCAACAAAAAAAATTAAGACCCATTGACGCCTACGATATTGTTATGCACAGTAGTGATGCTGTACTTAGTGGTGGAGTTAGACGTTCTGCTAGTTTGGCTTTGTTCAGTCCAGATGATGAAGAAATGGCTAAGGCTAAAACTGGTAACTGGTATATTGATAATCCACAAAGAGCACGAAGCAATAACTCTGCCCTATTACTCAAGAACGAAACAACATTAGAAGAATTTCAAACACTAATGGAATCTGTGAAAGAGTTCGGAGAACCAGGATTTATTTGGAGTGAATCTACAGAGATGATCTTTAATCCATGTGTCGAAATTGGCATGTGGCCCGTAGACGAAGAAAGCGGAAAGAGTGGATGGCAAGGATGTAATCTATCAACCATAAATTGTTCTAGTGTTACTGATGAAGATGATTTTTATGAAAGATGCAAGGCTGCTGCTATCATTGGAACATTACAGGCCGGTTTTACAACACTAGAATATCTAGGTGAAATAAGTCAAAAAATCTTTGCTAGAGAAGCATTGTTGGGAGTATCATTAACAGGAACAATGGAAAAGCACGACATAGTACTAACAGAGAAGGTTTTAACTAAGGGTGCTAAAATTGCTGTAGATACCAACAAAGAATTAGCAAAAAAGATTGGTATTAATCAGGCTGCTAGAGTAACCTGTTTAAAACCAGAAGGTACTAGTTCAAGTATGTTAGGTACTAGTTCCGGTATCCATCCACATCACGCTAAACGATATATCCGCCACGTACAGGCAAATGTTTTAGAGGCACCATACCAACACTTTAAGAAACTAAACCCACAAGCCTGTGAAAAATCTTCGTGGTCAGCCAATAATACTGATGAAGTAATTAAATTTCCAATCGAGGTTCCAGATGGAGCCAAATTAAAAAATCAATTACCAGCAGTAGAAATGTTAGCTGTTGTTAAAGAAACACAGAAAAATTGGGTACAATCTGGAAAAAACAAATCATTATGCACACAGGATTACTTAAGTCATAATGTTAGTAACACAGTAACGGTTAAGCCAGACGAATGGGAAGAAGTTACTAAATATATTTATAACAATCGTAAATATTTTGCTGGTATTAGTCTTATTCCACAAAGCGGAGACAAAGATTATCCACAAGCACCATTCACCACGGTTTATACTAGTCGTGAAATAGTCAAGGAATATGGCGATGCTGCGTTATGGTGCTCAGGTCTAATAGAATTGGGTCTTAATGCTTTTAATAACAACCTATGGGCAGCATGTGATTATGTTAGCATGAATCAGGCAAAAGATGGTGATGCTCAAGAAAAGCTCTTGTTTGTTACTAAGATGAAAAATTTTGCTGGTAAATATTTTGATAGCGATGTTAAGAGATTAACTTATTGCATGAAAGATGTTTATAATTGGAAGATATACTGCGATTTGTTTAATAGTTTCAAGAAGGTTGATTATACACAACTATCAGAAACAGAGGACAATACGGCTGGGATTGAGGAAATTAGTTGTGCCGGTGGCGCCTGTCTAATTTAACTCTATCCATAAAGGGTATACATTGAGAAAAAAAACTAGAAATGCACAAAAAAAATCTAAAGTTATTGATCTTACCAATGATCTTGTCCAAACAGGACCATTCTATAGAAATAGACTAAAACCACGTACGGAAAATCAAAAAGAATATATAAGAACAATAGCAGAAAATCATATTACTTTTTGTCAGGGTGTTGCTGGTAGTGGTAAAACACATATCGCAATTGGTATGGCTTTAGAATATCTTTTGGAAGAAAAGGTTAAAAAAATAGTTATTACTAGGCCGGTTGTAGAATCTGGTGAAAAAATCGGTTACTTACCAGGAACAGCAGAAGAAAAACTTCATCCATATTTGTTACCTCTTTTAGACGAGGTTAATCATTTTATACCATCAGCACAGTATTCTAGTTTAAAAACAAATAATAAAATTGAAATTGTGCCGTTGGGTTTGATGAGAGGAAGAAATTTTCATGATGCCTTTATTGTTGCGGATGAGTGTCAAAATGCTTCATATGATCAATTAAAAATGTTATTGACACGCCTAGGCAATGGAAGTAAAATGGTATTAACTGGTGACGTTAGTCAATCCGATTTGCACAGGCATATGCAAGGTGGTTTTTATGCAATGACTAACATTCTAACTGATATGCAGGGTATCGGGATAGCCTATCTTAATTTCTCTGATATCGTTAGAAATCCAATTATAGGCAGTATTCTTGGAAGATTAGACTCATACGAAAATGAACAAAAAGCACAGTAAATGTTTGGTATTAAATGCTGATTATACTCCTTTAACTATTATTAGTTGGAAAAAAGCATTTATATGGTCCATGAAATATGAGTATGACAAAAATATTGGTGCTGAGATAATTGATTTCTATAAAAATGATCATATCATAGGAACCAATAATAAAAAATATCCAATACCAGCTGTTGCTAAAACAGCGAAGTATTTTAGAATCAATCATCATACAGTAAAATTTTCTCGTAAAAATTTGTTCATTAGAGATAATTATACTTGCCAATACTGTGATATGCCATTTGAACAACAGTATTTAACATATGATCATGTGATACCTAAATCAGCATGGAAAAGCAATATAGGATCCCCAACATGCTGGACTAATATAGTAACGGCCTGTACATTCTGTAACAGAAAGAAAGGTAATAGAACTCCAAAACAAGCCAATATGCCTCTAAAGAACCTACCTATAATGCCACAGAAAAACTCAAAGTACTTGCCTGTGAGCCACCATCTGTTTAAGATAAGGAAAGACATTCCACAGGAGTGGCTCATTTATTTACCAGAAGCATATATTATCTAATGCCAACTTATTCTTATTTTTGCATCGGTTGTAATACTGATTTTGAATTATTTTTTCATATTAAAGACTATGTAGAGAATCCTCTATGTGTCAATTGTAATAGTAAAAAGACTCATAGGCTATATTGTAAGGATGCTGCTACTCAGGTAGCCTCTGTGAAAAAATCAGACAGTGAACTAAAAACTATTGGAGACCTTGCTAATAGAAATAGAGATAGATTAAGTAATGATGAAAAAACAGCATTGTATAAAAAGCATAATGATTACAAAGAAAATCAACCAGAAACACCACTACCAACTGGTATGTCAAGAATGAAAAAAGGAGTCAAAACAATATGGCCGAGCTAAAGTCGAATGAATTTATGTTTCATCAACAGAATAGTCCTCCTATAAATAGAGTTTCTAATTTTTATACTATGATAGGCGATCATGAGTTTATGGATGAGGATAATAGACCGCGAGCTAATGATGAAAATAAAAACGTAGTGGCTAAGTCCGTACAGACAGATAATAAACCACTTAGATATTATATCAAGATTGGTACCTATGGAAAAATCTATAATCCAATTGGTTTGTATAGCGAGGGTAAAAATACAAAATTTTTATCCAAGATTGGTCGCAAACAGTTTGAGTTTAAAGAAGTAAACCAAAAAATCTTTGATTTATATCTTAACTTTCTATCTACCAAAAATCTCGCATGGTTAAATAATGCTGAAAGGGAATTAAACTAATGGCTAAACTATCAAAAGAAACAGAATATGCTATCAAATATCTTCTTGAAACAAAGAAGATGGAACCAAAAGATGTGGCTGCTGAGTTGGGTATCAGAGTAAGTACAGTAAATAAGTTTGTTAGCACACCCACAACAACGCCTGCCAAAACAGATAAGACCAAAGACTTAATGATTCGTCAAACATCTTCTAAGAAAAGTAATACTGTTAGTATTATGACGCAATCAGCATCACAACTGGCGGATGAGTTTATTCGCACAGCAGACTATAATAATGATAAGAGAACCGAAGGATATATTTTTAGGCCAAAGAATAATTGATCTATGTCAGGAAAAAAATACCCTTCGAAATACTCGAATGGTAAAAATGTGACCGCTGCCCAATATATCACAGAATTGATCTGTGAAAAATGGGCAAAAAAGGAAAAGAAGGATTTGCATTATAGGTTTTGGTTGACTCCAGAGTGGGAAAAATATTACCGTAATCAGATACCATCGGCATATGCTTTATTGAAAAAGTTTTCTGATATTGCTGTGATTAGGGCTTTGAATAATCCTAAAACAGAAAAAATCTATTCGCTGCGAGCACCACACCTACCGGCTATCATAGAACAAGAACAACATAAACTGGACAATGAAAATCAAGTCCTATCTAAAACCTACGATAGACCGGATAATGTTTCGTTCAGAGATACTCAAGCCGTACAACGCAATAATATTATTTCAAAGTTAAAGGATTTAGATAATGAGTCTTAAAGAAGATGTGGTCAAGAATTTTGGTGATGACATTATTCTAACGGGTAATGCTATCGTAGACAGAAAGAATATAATTATTCCAGTAAGTCCATCGTTAGATATTGTTTTAAATGGTGGTATACCAGAAGGAAGTTTTGTTGTATTAACTGGACAACCAAAGTGTGGTAAAACAACAACCTCACTAGATTTTGCGGCTACAGCACAAAAACCAGAATATCAAGGATCCTTAAAGGCTCCAAGAGAAGTATACTATCTAAATATAGAAGGAAGATTAAAGAAAAGAGACTTAGAAGGCATACCAGGACTTGATCTTAGTAGATTCCATGTAATAGGTAGTCAACAAGGAAAGATATTGCATGCTGAAGAGTATTTGCAGATTGGTGAAAAAATTATCAACGAAATTCCTGGCAGCGTTGTGATTATAGACTCATACTCTGCACTATGCACCGAAGCCGAAATTACTAGCGAAATGGATAAGATGCAAAGAGCAGACGGTGCAAAATTACTAGCTAAATTTTGTCGTAAGGTTGCTAACGTGATTCCTGTAAATAAAAATATTGTAATTGGTATCACTCACTTGATGGGTAATCCAACAGGATATGGTGCAGAATTTAAGGAGAAAAGTGGTCAGGCTATTGCTTATCAGACAGATATTAAACTGCGAGCAAAAACATTCAAGCCTTGGACATTAAGTGCCGATAGTACACAAATAGGGCAAGAGATTGAGTGGCAAGTAGTCTGCTCTGCTTTGGGACCACCGGGAGGTAATATTACTAGTTATATTCGATATGGTCAGGGGGTTGACAAATACATGGAGGCCATTACACTAGCGTCTGATATGGGCATTATACATAAAGGCGGCGCATGGTA